CTAGTCAAATAGTTGAGATTATTTCTGGTGGTATTATGCAACCAGTAAAAGAATATGCGATTGAGTATAATGGTCAATATAAAATGCCAGCTGATTGTATATGCCACATAAAAGATTTTAATCCTTACTATGATGGATCTGGTTCACACCTTTATGGTCAATCACCACTTAGAGCTGGTTTAAGATCAATGACAACAAATAATGAAGCTGTACAAACTGGTGTTAAGTATTTACAAAACCAAACAGCTAGAGGTGTGCTTATGAGTGATGAGGGTGATCTTAATGAAGTTCAAGCACAACAATTAAAAGATAAGTTTAGAAAAAACTTTCAAGGTTCTGATAATGCTGGTGATATAATTATAACACCAAAGAAATTGTCTTGGGTAAACTTTGGATTAAATGCAAGTGATGTTAGTTTAATTGAACAATACAATGCATCTATAAAAGATCTTTGTAATATCTATAATGTTCCAGTATCACTTTTAAATAATACAGAATCAAGTACGTTCAATAACGTAAAAGAAGCTAAAAAAGCATTATATCAAAATTGTGTTATTCCTGAGTTAAATAAAATAGCTGATGAACTAAATAGATGGTTAGCACCTAAGTATGGTGAAAAATTATGTATTGAGTTTGATTATAGTTCAATACCAGAATTACAAGAGGAAACTGAAAAGGTTGTAAATCAAATGTCTCAAGCATGGTGGTTAACTCCAAATGAAAAGAGAGCTGCAATGTCTTATGGTACTGATGAGGAAAATGAAATACTTAATGAATACTACATACCAGCTAACTTAATTCCAACATCTGGAACTGATATTGATATTGAAGATCCACAACCAGCACAAAGTGATGAGGAAGTTGAAAAGATGTTTTTAAAAGCTGAGGTTTCTGCTAGAACCGAAAAGGCATTAAAAAAAAAAGTAGAAGATCATAATTCATCAGTTGAGGCAGCATCAAAAAAAACTAGTTTAGGCACTCTAAAAGCTGTATTTAAAAGAGGTGTTGGTGCTTATAACACAAATCCTAGTAGTGTACGACCAAATGTATCTAGTGCCGATCAATGGGCAATGGCTAGAGTTAATTCATTTTTATATGCATTAAAGAATGGCAAATATAGAGGTGGTAAACATGATACTGATTTATTGCCAGAGGGACATCCAATGAGTTCTAAAAAAGAAATGTTTACAGAAATTGAAATTAAAGCAACTTATAATGACTATCCACAATCAGCATCTAATAATGCTAAAAGAATGATTGAATGGAGAGAAAAGCATGGTCGAGATGAAGTTAGAGGTGGTACTGAGGTTGGTTGGAAAAGAGCAAGTCAATTAGCAAATAGAGAAAAATTATCTGAATCTACAATAGCTAGAATGGCACAATTTAATAGACACAGAGAGAATGCAACCATTGATCCACAATATAAAGATACTCCCTGGAAAGACAGAGGTTATGTAGCTTGGAACTTATGGGGTGGTACATCTGGTGTAAACTGGGCAATAAAGAAAATCAAACAAATTAGAGATGAGTAATGGAAAATGGAGAGATGCTTTTGAAAAACAAAGGAGAATAACCGAAAAAAGAAATATCTCAAGATTTACTAAGTATTATCAAAAAGAGTATAACAAAGGAGTTGACAATGTTTTAGAAACTGGCAATACTAACTACCAATATTTATTTACAGTAGATTTTTTTGACAAACTATATAATGAGTTGTACCAAGATACATCAATGCATTTTGCTAAGTGGTATGCTAAAACTTTTGACAAATACATAAAAAAAGGTATTGATAGTAAAGAGTATGTAACTCAATGGCAAGCTGCATTTGGGTTATATGCTAAACAAGTAGCAGCAACAAATGTTGTTTTAGTAAGTGGTACTGCAAAAAAAACATTAATTAAAATAACACAAAGATTGTTTTCAGATCCTGAGTTTATGGGTTTAGGTTATGATGCAAAAGCTAGAATACTAAAAAAACAATTTAAAAAATATTCTAGGTATCAAGCACAAAGATTAGTTAGAACAGAAACTACTAGAGCTGCAAACTATGGAGTTGAGCAAAGTGCCTTAACAGTTTTTCCTGGTGAAAATCTTATAAAAGAATGGTCAACATCATTGGATGGCAGAGAGAGAGAATGGCATGCTGTTGCTAATGGGCAAAAGGTAAAACACAAAGATTCTTTTATTGTAGGTGGCGAAGCTATGATGCGACCAGGAGAGGGTTCAGCTAAAAATGTGGTAAATTGTAGATGCTCAGCTATTTATTATCCAGATCAATCAAATCAACCAAGCTCATCAAGTAATCTACTATTTAATATTGGTGTTGGTTTAGCAATCAATGAGCTAACAAAGGATTAAAAATTATTTTAGTAATTTTACAAAAAATATATGTATATGGAATTTATTTATAAAGCAGCTCCTTTAGGCGACATTATTTCTGATTTTGATGAAAAGAATGGTATCGTAAAAGGTTATGGTTCTTACTTTGATAATAAAGATAGCGACCAAGACATCATTAGAAAAGGAGCATATCAAAAGACAATACAAGAAAATGGTTCAAGGGTTAAGTATTTATATCAACATGATATGATGCAACCAATAGGTAAAATGAAGGAGCTATATGAAGATGACAAAGGTTTAGTATTTGTTGCCGAAGTGCCTAAAACACAACTTGGAACTGATGTTATTGAACTTATGAAAGCTGGTGTAATTACTGAAAACTCTGTTGGTATAATGCCAATAGTTAAAGAAGAAAAAGGTGATTATAGAGAAATAAAAGAAGTTAAACTATATGAAATTAGTGCTGTTACTTTAGCAGCAAATGATCAAGCTAAGATATTAGATGTCAAAGGCACAACTAATATTGATCAAGTTTACAAAAGATATGATAATATTTGTAAGCTACTTAGAAAAGGCAATATCTCAGAAGATATGGGATATGCTTTAGAATCCGAAATTATCAAACTCAAAACATATTTCATCAATGCCACTCAGCCAGTTGAGGAAACTACTGAGCCGACAGAAAAAAACCATGAGATTGATGTTTATAAATACTTGTTAAATAATCTTAAATAATTCTTACTAAAATGGAAGAAAATGTAAAAAAACAGCTTGACCAAATTGGGGATCTTATAGATGCTAAATTGGAAAAAGCTCATGGACAAGCACTAGAAAGTGCTACTGGTAAGGCAGATGAAATGCTAAAAAGCGAAATTTCTAACCTTGCTAACAAATTTAATGAGAGATTAGATGAAATGGAAGTTGCTAACAAAAAACACTTTGAAGCAAAAGCTAATGAAAATCTAACTTTCAAAGGTGGCTTAGTTAAGTCAATCAATGAGGGTGCTATTGAAAACCTTGTAAAAGGGAACTCAAGATCTGCATCTTTTGAAGTTAAAGCTGACATGACTGTTGGTGCTGACTTTACTGGCGAAGTTATCCCAGCTGATAGAGTACCAGGATACAAATTTGATCCTACTCGACCAGTACACATTAGACAATTAATCCCACAAGGATCAACTAGCTCTGATGTTGTAAGATTCGTAAAAGAATCAGGATATTCAAATGGAGCAGCAACTGCTGCTGAGGGTTCTACTTTAGGACAATCTGATTTCGACATGACTGCATCTGACAGCAATGTTAGAAAAATTGGAACATACTTTAGAATTTCCGAAGAAATGTTGGCAGATACTCCACAGCTTACTAGCTATATTTCAGCTAGAGCACCAGAAAAATTATTAAATGTTGAGGATACTCAAATTTTATCTGGAAATGGAAGTGCACCTAATTTATCTGGTATTATTACAGATGCTGCTGACTTTGACACATCTTCTGGTGGTCAATTCTATCAATCAGTAGAATCAGCTAATGAGTTTGATGTACTTGTTGCATCTTTAAACCAATTAGCTTTATCTAACTACCAAGCTAGTTACATACTATTACACCCAACAGATTTCCACAAAATCTTATTATTAAAAGATAGCCAAAACAACTATCTAAAAGATCAAGTGTATTCTGGGTTACAACCAAACTTTATGGGAGTGCCAGTTATAATCAATAATGCGATTTCAGCTGGATCATTCTTATGTGGTAACTTTAATGTTGGTTCACAACTTTGGATAAGAGACAACGTAAATGTTGAGTTCTTTAGAGAAGATGGAACAAACGTAAGAGATGGTTTCGTAACTGTAAGAGTAAGCGAAAGAATAGCATTGACAAACTACTTGCCAAATGCATTCGTAAATGGATCATTCTCAACTGCAAAAGCAGCTTTAGAAACTCCATAATAATTACTTTTATTATAATTAAAGGGGTATTTATTACCCCTTTTTTTATGGGGTAAAGTGAAATAAATTAAAAATAAATTAAAAAAATTCTTTTAAATTGAAAATAAATTATATATTTGTATAAACAAAAAATTATTACAATGGAAAATACAATTACAATTAGCTTAGATGAATCAAAAATTGATAATCTACACAATGAAGTTAAGATTAGTAAAAAATTGTTATTAATCAATAATTTGACAAATAGAATGATTGATACTAAAAAATTTATTAATGAATTAAGAGATGAGATAAAAGATAACCGAAAAGCGATTGAGGGTTTAGGTTGGGATTTATCTTGGGAAAAAACTTACAAAATTAGTTTTGAAAAAACTGCAAATCAAATTGAAATAGAAAATGAAATTGCAAATTTAAAAGATGATAATTCTTACAAAAGAGATATGATTTCCGAAATGAAAATACACTTTATAGAATTAAAAAATAGATTAAAAACAATGGGGGTGTAAAAAACCCCCTTTAAAAAACTTAGATATGTTTGATATGTATAAAAAATTTTTAAAACAAGATCCAGACAACTGGAAGTGGTTAATAGCAATCCATGTGGTGCTATATGGTTTATGTTTAATCTTAATGTTAGATATATGAATTATAAAAACTTAAAATTAAAAGATGCATTTAAATTAGCTATGAATGATATGACAGATGAATTATGTTTGGCATGGCAACCAGTAACTGATTATGTTATTGATAACACACTAAATGATTTAGCAGTTAAGTTTAGTAAAAATTGGCTAGAGCATGATAGGATTCTTTATTCTAGTGTTGACTGGAAACAGCCAGTTTCAAGAACATATCTTGATACTAAAGAGCAAAGAAACTTAAATAAAGAGTTAGGTATAACTAAAAGTAATGAGATAAGAAATTGGTATAAAAATTAATTTAACAACAGGGGGTGTACAAAGAAATCATAGTGGATAGCTATAAGGTGTACAACTTTTAACCACTACAACGGAGCAAGAGAGCCAACAGTCACCCCCTAAATTAAAAGAAAAATTATGAAAAAAGGTTACAATAAAGCAAAATTTAATCACAATATTAAAAAAGCAAGGAGACAAGGATATTTTGACAGAGATGATAAACAAAAGCTAAACAATTTATTTAGTATTATGGCAGATGTCCAAAAAGATTTATTTAAAAATGAATAGAAACTATTTAAAGCACTTTTTAGCTATCCTTTTGTTCTTTTTAATGTTT